GTTCACGGTTACTACTGGCAATCATGCGCTGCGGACCGTGACCGGTAACAAGTTCGCGCAGGGTTCTTTGTTCTGGTCGACGGATGGTATTTGGTCGCAAGGAAGCCCTACCGAGGATTTCTCTTTCCGTCTTAATGCTGCGAAGTTCGCCACGACGCGCTTGACGGTTGAATTCGCGCCTTTGACTATGGCCGGTGGTATGTCTGAATTCCGGTTTACCTATGGGGGCTGGGAGCCGGGTGGTACACGCCTGCCTTGGGAATATGCGCCACAAATCACCGGACAGCCGGACGTTTGGCATCCATTCTCGACGGACGACAATTCGCCTTTGCGGGATGTGCCTGAAACTTGCCGCATTCGTGCGGTCTTTGAGGGCACCACAGATTTGATGCCTGCCATCGTGCTTGATAGCACCGCGCGCCATCGGGCATTCAAACGTGGCGCTTCTCTTGTCGCCACCACGGAGGCGCATGATTTCGGGTTGTCCACAACAACAGTAATAACCGAGACGGTTCTGGATGATTATGATCCTCTGATCCACACGGCGGTTCCTAAGTTGATTGTCGGTTCGACGCTTTATTTGGCCGATACGGTCACGGAGATTGACGACGATTATCCGGAGCCAGAGCGGGTTAAATTGCGCGCCAGCTTTACGGTCCCTGCGACCACTTCGGCACGGTACCGGCTGGAAATCTCTAGCACGTCGATCATCGACCAGTGTTTTGCGGAAACCGTTTCAATGTTTGCATTCTGAAGGAGCTTGTGATGGCACAATCTTACGACCCTGAAAAAGTGTATCTGGTCCGGCTTGCAAAGCCTGCACCTATTCCAGGCACTGACGTGCCTTTGATGCCGCGCCACTTGCATCGCATTTATGGCGCTGTCTTGACTAAATTAGTGGAGGCTGGCGCTGATGTCCGATCTGCCAAATCCGAGTAACGATTTCAACGCGACACTTGATTATGATCTGTCGCTTTCAAACCTGAATACAATTTTTGGCGGCATGTGGTCGGCTCTGCAGCCGTACCGCGATGTTGTTGCGGACGCAGACGCGGCGATCAATTCGCTAAATGCGCGGACGCTGACCGTGATTGGCGAAAGCATCACGCCTGAATTGGACGCTATTCGTGCGGATGCGGCGCTGGCGCAGCAGGAAGTTGACGCGCTTCTGGGCAATGATTTTGAGGTACGGCTCGGGGCGGTAGAGACTGCACTGCCCGATCTGCCAACGGTTGACGATGCTGTGGCACTCGCCATCGCTCTAGGAGGATAAAATGGCATCTACATTCAAGCGGATCAAGCAGGCGGGTATCGGCGCGTCGAGGACACAGGTCGGTGCCTATACCGTACCGGCGGCGACGACGGTGGTCGTGATCGGCGCGTCTTTTGCGAATGTGGCATCGGGTGCGGTTGCTGTCACTTTGGAGCATTTTGACGGGTCGGCATATACAAAGATTGGACCTGTTGGTTTGTCTTTGTCGGTGGGGCAGGCATATGCGCCTGATGAAATCGGGAAAATTGTTTTGGCGGCGGGCGACAGCCTGCATGTGACCAGCGACACGGCATCTTCTGTGGATGCGTTTCTTTCAATTATGGAGATCAGCTGATGGCAGTTTTAGGTAATGCGCCTACGGAGGGCCGTAAGTTTTTAGCGGCACTAAACGGGCCGGGTTCTAATAATTACATGCGCCGGGAAATGTACCTCATCGCGGGCGCATATTCCTTTGTCGCACCGGCTGACGGTTGGCATAAAATCGACGCGGTCGGCGCGGGCGAGAGCGGCACAGGCGATCTTGGCACACCACAAGGCTTTGGCGGAGCTGCCGGGGGCCGGAGCATCAAGGAGATTTATCTCTTTGCGGGCGACGTTGTGAATGTCACGGTCGGCGCGGGCGGCGTCCCTACCGGCTCCAATCACGGGCCGGGTGGATCGACCACGGTTATCTGCGCTGCGCGGTCGCTCTCTATGACGATCACAGGGGGCAGTAACGCAGGCGGCGTAGGGTCTGGCGGCGACGTAAACCTGACCGGCGGCGCGCGCCCAACGATCAGGTCTACCGGGGGGGCTTCTGCTCCGTCTCACCTTGCCACCGGCGTCTCGCAGGGCGCGCTTGAGGACAGCGGTGGCGCAGGAATTGGTGGAACCTCTGGGTTCAGCAGCGGCGTAAAAGGCGGCGGTGGTGGGTCGCACGGAGCGTCTGTCGGGTCTGGCGGAGGGCAGGGGCTTACGGCGGCTTCCGGTCAGCCTTCGCCATTCTGGGACCTATCGCAAGTCGATGGGGTTGGCGGCGTGGGCGCAGCGGTTGGCGGCAACGGCGGGCCGGGTGCGGGTGGCGGATACAATGATGCAACCGATGGCGGTCGCGGCAACGGCGGTATTTTAGGTGGCGGTGGTTCGTCTGCAGCTCTACGATCCGGCAACGGCGGCAACGGCGGCGGCGGCGGTGGCTCTCGTAACGGCCCCGGGGGCCGAGGCGGGCCGGGTGCCGTGTTTATCTTTTGGGATGAAGTGACAGAAAGGGCAGCGCCATGAGCAATTTCGCGCGCATTGTTGACGGATCCGTAACGGAGGTTGTCGGGCACGATCCTGCGGGCCGATATCCTGACGATTGGGTGTGGGAGCCGTGTCCTGCGGATACTCAGGCCGGTGCCACATGGGATGGTACTGATTTCTCAAATCCGGCACCTGCTATCGCTGCGCCTGTCGACCCGGTTCCCGTCCCTCTGGCCTATCCGCGCTTCATTGCTCTGGTTCGGCAGGCGGGCGGGCTTTCTGCCGATATGGCGCTTTCCATCATGGACGGCACTCATACCAGTTCCGAGGTCAAGTTTATCCGCGCCCTATTGCTCGAAGCGACCGGGCCGCTTGAACGCGACGATCCTCTGGTGCAGGGCGGTTTGGATACGCTCCTTGCGGAAGGCGTTTTGACGCAAGCGGGCCGTGACACGATCATCGCGGCTTGGCCTACCGCCTAATCCGTGAGCCTGTTCACTGGTACCGATGTGGAGCGGTGGTCTATGCCGCTCGGGTCTGGCTATCTCACGATCCAGCCTCTTGCGTGGGAAATCGGCAGGAAGGGATCGAGGCTTTGGCTTCGTGTCCCTTCTAACTTCCATTTCGACGTTTCTATTCCGCGCGCGCTGGGCGTAGTGGCTCGGTTCCTGACGTGGGTTTCGCGCGGTCGGGTGATGTTCCTAAATCCTGAAAACCCCAAATATCGCAAGGCGGCGGCGCTGCATGATTATGCGCTGCACGTCCTGCGTTGGGATCGGGTCAGCGC